GGTGCCGTCGCGTACTCTACTGGGAGTAAGTTCGCTCTCTCAAGCATTGGCACCAGCGGACAGGTGCTTGTTTCAAACGGTGCTAGCGCGCCCGGTTGGCTGACACTTACCGGCACCGGTACGGTTACCAGCATTGATGTCAGCGGCGGCACGACGGGTCTAACGACTAGCGGCGGGCCTATTACGGCGGCGGGTACCATCACGATTGCTGGCACCCTTGGCGTTGCCAGTGGCGGCACGGGCGCCACAACGGCGGCGACAGCGCGCACGGCGCTTGGTGCCACTGCAGTCGGCGACGCGGTGTTCGTTGCGGTTGATGCGCTGGCCGCGCGCACGGCTATTGGCGCTGGAACGGTAAACAGCGTCGGCGGCTCCGGCGCAGTCAACGGCATCACGCTGACCGGCGACGTGACGTCGAGCGGCGCGCTGGCACTCGGCGGGACGCTTGCGGGCATCGCCAATGACCAGCTGGTCAACTCAGGCGTGACAGTCAACGGCGCGTTTACCAGCCTCGGCGGCAGCGTCTCTGTCGGCACCGTCACCAGCGTTGCAGCTCTGACGATTGGCACAGCTGGCACTGATCTTGCGTCTTCCGTCGCTACCGGCACGACCGCGCCGGTTATCACTCTCAATGTCCCAACTGCATCTGCCGCCAACCGAGGCGCGCTGTCTGCGGCTGACTGGGTGGCGTTTAACAGCAAGACGACTAACACCGGCACCGTCACCAGCGTTGCAGGCTCAGGCACAGTCAACGGCATCAGCCTCTCCGGCACAGTCACTACCGCTGGCAGTCTCACGCTTGGCGGCACTCTGTCAGGCGTATCGCTGACCACGCAGGTTTCGGGTACGTTGCCCATCGCCAACGGCGGCAACGGCGGCACAGCGGTGCCAACGGCGGGAGCCGTCGCGCACGGCAACGGCACCGCCTATGCATTTACCGCCGCCGGGCTGGCGGGCCAGATACTGGTATCGACGGGGTCAACTGCGCCGGTATTCGGCGGCATTAACGGAGGAACTTTCTAGTGGCACAATCCGGCTTCACGCCCATCCAGCTTTTTCGCAGCGCAACCGCCGCCGCCGTACCCACAGGTGCCAGCCTCGTTGCGGGCGAGTTAGCCATCAACACCGCCGATGAGCGGCTGTTTTTCACCAACGCGGGCGGCACGGTTCAGCTCCTCGCATCGTCGGCGGCGGCGGCGGGGTCTTTTGTTACGGTTGCAGCCACAACCAGCGTCACCACACCGCTAGTCACTAACGCGGGGCCGCTGTCGCTGACAGCCACCGGGGCCAATGCCGTAACGGTGACGACTAATGGCGTTGAGCGTATGCGGGTCAACGCTGACGGCTCTGTGGCTATCGGCACGTTCGCTACACCCTCGGTATTAGCCGTAGTAGGGACTTCATCTGTGTCGGGAAATGTCACTGTTCCGGCTGCGCTCTATGCAGGAAACAACAGTTTTACCCAATTCCCCCGGCTGATTCTCGATAATCGCGGGTCAAATATCTCACACAGCGACATTTACACTGTTGGCGGTGTGTATGGCACAGGCTACCGTGACATAGCTGACCCGGCATTTATCGCTGGCGTAACTTTCGAGCGCACACCCAACGCTGGTGGGGCCGCGTCCCAAGGTGCAATAGTTTTCCGAACGGACGCTTTGGGCACGCTTACTCCTGCGGGAGTCCCTGAACGTATGCGTATCACGTCTGAGGGCAACGTAGGTATCGGCACGACTGCACCGACCGCGCCATTGGACGTTAATGGCAACATTCGTGCGGTTAACGGGGGCGGCTTTTTTACCAGTGGCGGTTCCACAATATCGGGAACGGCGACAATCGCAGTCGGGGGTTTCTTTGACCTAGCCGTCAGTTCCGCGGGGTTTGTCGGCATGGTGAGCGTCAGCTCGGTGCGGCAGAACTACCTACCGCAAAACACCCGCCAGATATTTTACATAGCCTCTCGAAACGGCGTCGGGTCGGTTTCCGCCGCGTTATTTACACAGAATGGATCTCTCGCTGCCGCTGCATTTGTGGTCAGCGTGGCCGGTGGGTCCATACGGGTAACTGACACGTCGGGCTCAACGGGCGTGATGGAAATAAACATAGCTTTTTCTGGCGCTTATTCGAGTGGGACTTAATAACATGACCACAATCACTTACACATGGGGCGTAGTGCAGCTTGAGTGCTACCCGGAAGCCGCTGGGCAAACCGACGTGGTTTTCACAGTCCACTGGACGCTGTTAGCGACAGACGGCACGTATAGCAGCGGTGCCTACGGCAGCATTGGCGTCCCGGCACCCACCGGAGCCTTCACACCCTTCGCGGCCCTCACGGTCGCTGAGGTAATCGGTTGGGTCCATAGTGCCATGGGCGCGGAAGCTGTCGCGTCCTACGAAGCCGGAGTTGCTGCTCAAATCCAGGCGCAGATCAACCCGACCGTCGTGACACCGCCGCTACCTTGGCTGTCGGCGGCTGCAGCCGCCTGAACGCCGCCACACAAGCCATTGAATAGAGGTTAAAAAATGGACGACGTTGCCCGCACACAGGCCCGCCTTCAGACCCACGAAGAGGTGTGTTTGCTGAGATACGACGGCCTCTGCGCCCGACTGAAGCGCCTTGAGGGCATCACCATGACCGTTGCCGGGGCAATCATCATGCTGCTCTTGGGCATTATCTTGAAGCTGAACTAGGTCGCGCTATGGCTATGACTGAAATACAGCGGGCGATTCGAGATCTTGCGGACGCGTATAGCGCGCGTGACGCTGCGCATGATCACGCGCGCCAGGCGGTGGATAATCAGTTCGCCGCGATTATTGGGCGGCGGAAATTAGCCTATAATCAGGCAGCGAAAGAGGACATTCCCTATGTCGATACCTGAACCAAAGTGGCTATCCATAGCGCGGTCGAAGATCGGGGTGCGCGAGATCAGGGGGCCGCAGCACTCTCCGGGCGTGATGGGCATGGTGCAGCGCGCATCCGGTTGGCTTGGCATCCGGGTCACCGACGACGAGACGCCGTGGTGCGGGACGTTTGTCGCGGCATGCTTTGCCGACGCGGGCTACAAGCCGCCAAGGGGTTTTATCGGTGTCCGCGCCAAGGCGTGGGCAACGTGGGGGATGCCCTGCCCAACACCTGCCACGCGCCCTTCCCTTGGCTCGGTGGCGGTTTTCGGTCGCGATGGGGGCGGGCATGTGGGCTTTGTCGTTGGCGTGCATAGCAACGGAGACTTGGATATTTTGGGCGGCAATCAGGGCGATGCGGTAAATATCCGGCGCTTTCCTCGTTCTCGCCTTCTTGCCTTACGCTGGCCTCTCGGTGCCGCAATGGGCGAGCCGGTGACATGGGCCAGCGCGCGCACGCAGCAGACGACGGGTGAGGCATGACCGGCGTCCTGCGCTACATTAGGGCGCGCATGAATGAGCGCAGCACTTGGATGTTGATAGGCACGGGGATCGCGGGCGCTGCGGCGCTAGCCTCGCCTTGGTCTTACGCCGCCGTCGCGGTGGGGGTTGTTGCGGCGTTCGTTCCCGATGGATCGCTAAAGTGATGTCCATTCTAAGCCTTCGCGCAGCGGTCATGCCGTTTCTGCGCTCAATCCCGTGGTATGTCTTCGCCATTGCCGGGGCGCTGGCTTGGGGTCTATTCGCACGCGCAGACGCCAGACACTGGCGCAAGGTCGCGGAAAACAGGGGCGAGGCTCTGGCTAGTGTAAAGGCGGCGCAAGTTGCAGCCAATGTCGCCGCCAAGGCGAATGTGTTGAGGATCGAATCTACCCAAGCCGCGACGAGTGAGAGGATAGAGAATGTCTATAAGTCTGAAGTTCGCGACATTGGCGACCAGTATCGCGCTTACCGCCTGCGCCACGCCCGCAATCCGCGTAATGCCGTCACCTGCAATCTGTCCGACATTCCCACCAGCGCCACCGTCTCTGATGGAACCGGTCAGCCCGGCGACATTGTTGTCGCGGCTCCCCTCGGGCTTTTAGAGGAGGGGGACGGGTATCGACTGCAAGTTCAGGGGTGGCAGGATTGGTATCGTGGGCAGCGGGACGCCAACAAATAGCGTTTCTATGGTAAGTATTCTCTGAAATGGTATAAGGTGCGGCATGGCCACCACGATGACATTTACCACGCTTAAGGAGGACGTTCAGCGTTACCTCGAGCGCGGTTCCTCTATGGCATCCGATCCGGTCGTGTTTGAGCAGATACCGCGCCTTATTAACCTGGCCGAGCGGCGCATCGCTCGAGAGTTGAAGATCCAGGGCTTTATCGCGGTGGTGTCGGACACGCTCGTCGCGGGGCAGTCTGTTTACGCCAAGCCGGATCGCTGGCGCGACACCATCTCAATCAGCATCGGCACGGGTCCGGCTCTTGCCAACCGAACGACGCTGTTTACGCGGGTTTACGAGTATCTGCGCTCCTACTGGCCAAACGAAAGCGAGACGGCAACGCCGCTGTTTTACGCTGACTATAATTACACGAATTGGCTGATCGCGCCGACGCCGGACCAGGCGTATCCCTTTGAGGCGCTATATTACGAGCTGCCGCCTCTTCTGGATGACAGCGTCCAAAGTAATTGGATTACCGAATACGCGCCGCAGCTTCTGCTCTATGGCGCGCTGCTCGAGGCAACCCCATTCCTGAAAAACGACGAGCGGATCGGGACGTGGCAGCAATATTACGATCGGTCAGCCGCCATGCTCAATGGCGAGGATTTGGCCAAAATACTTGACCGCTCCGCCGCGAGGAAAGAAGCATGACCTATACGTCGGTTTTTGGCGGCAACAGCATATATCCGTCCGATGTCTCCTATCTGGCGCTGGCGTTGACTGCCGACACCCCGCTGGAGTGGCCACTCGAAAGCTCTGGATCCCTCGACCCTGCGGCGCGGATTATCGACGTTGACCCGTCCGCGTCTGGTTTTAGCATCACGCTGCCCGACGCCACGCTCACAGGCGCTGGCCAGACTATTCTTTTCAACAACATCGACGTGGCATTGAGTTTCTTTGTCAAGGACTTTGCGGGTAACACGCTGGCCACTGTCACGCCCGGCACCCAGTGGCAGGTGTACCTCGCCGCCACTACGACTGCCGCCGGGACGTGGCGGGTCTTTCGCTACGGGGCGTCAACGGCCACGGTGCAGCCGTCGGCCCTAGCCGGTTTCGGGCTGACCGTCACCGGCTCGACGCTGTCGCAGTCGGCTCCCGTCGTCACCTTCTCCACATCGGGCCTGACGGTGGCGTCCTCCAACCGCGCGTCGGCCTTCGTGTGGACGGCGGGCGGCGCGGGTACGCTCAACCTGCTGACGGCGGGTTCCGCTGGCAACAACTTCTTCGTCTTCGTCCGCAACGGCGGCAACGGCGACCTGCTGATCGACCCAGCAGGGTCCGAAATAATCAACGGCGCATCCACTTTGACGCTTCGCCCAGGCGACAGCGCCACGCTGATCACCGATGGCGTTGCGTGGTACACGGTCGGCCTCGGGCAGAGGGCGGTGTTTGCCTTTGACTTCACTTCGATCAGCGTTACCGGCGGCACCACGACCCTTGCCGGATCAGAATTAAACCGCATCGCGTACCGGTTCGTTGGGACGCTGACCAGCAACGTCCTCGTCGTGGTGCCGTCCACCGTGCAGCAGTATTGGGTGACGAACGCCACAAGCGGATCGTTTACGCTGTCCATATCAGTTCCCGGCGGCGTTCCGGTCATCGTCACGCAGGGTGCCAAG